TGATGCATTCCATGATATTGATATTCTATCATGAGGTGATGTATTTTCTCCTACTTGATGTGGTAAGTATGATGGGAAGATTATTACATCATTTGGTTCAGGATAGATGTCAAATGTTTGTTGTGGTGATGGGGAGAACGTATTGATATGATTGTATGCTCCTAGGTGCAGATGTGGATGAACAAATGTAATAGGAGTACGTGTTGGTGTTAGGTATAGTACGAAGGAGTAATCAGAGTTGGTATGTGTATGGTATGTGTTGAAAGCTTTGGTTGGTGATATATTAATCCACTGCTTATGATGAGTGAGTGGCTTTGTTATGTTAGGGATTGATAGTGGTAGATGTTCCTCTAGTAGGGGAATATGTATGTGTGGTGATTGCCAACCAATCTTATTAGTCTTTTGTACTCCTGGTGTTGTACGTTTTAGTTGATATGCGTAATCAATTAAATCCTTGAGGGGAAGTCTTAGTTTTTGTTTGATTACTATTGTCGGGAACAGTTTGTACATCGTTGATGATTACAGTTGTACCAGGGGGGAAGAGGGAGTTCTTTTGAAACCAAAATGCTTGTACTTGCATGTAATCATCAAACGTGATAGACATACCATCAGGTTGTCTGATTGTGTAAGTATGCCTATCGTAAGGGGCTTCGGATGTTAGTTTATGCACCTTGATGGGTGTACCATCCTGTTGCGATGTATTTGGTGTCATTGTACGTAGGGTTACCTCTATGTGTATGTGTCCATGCTGATGGGCAGATGACGATCTTACCTTGTTCTGGTTGTACTTTCACACCTTGATTGATCCATTCTGTTGTACCTTCACCTTCAGTAGTAGTGTTCAAGTATAGCATCCAGAAGAGAACACGGTGGCAGGATGCATAATTAAATGCTTCACAATGCCAGTCATGAAAACCTTGCTGTGGTTCAAGCTTTTGTAGTTTGATAGTATGTGATGCACAATTGATACCCATGGTAGGATATTCTTCAACATAAGCTGCAACACACTTATTCAATGCTTGATTGATAAGAGAACGTGTCAGATCCCATCCATCATTAGTCCGCACGAAATATGCTGTGCCACTACGATGTTTGGACCCACCATGTTGACTTTTGAGATCAACTGCATCATACTTATCATTGTCTTGCATCTCTTTGATGATCATCTCACAATGTTCAGGTGCAAGAGCTTCAGGGAAGACACCAATAAAATCTTTCATAGTTCGTTGTTATGTTCGTATAGTTTATCAGATACCGACAGAGAATGCAAGTGAAATACGATCTTCATCATCTTCATTTTGATCTACACCATGCATCAACCATGATGGGAACATCAATAGTTTACCATTCTCTGGTCTAAATGCTGCTGTTGGTGAGTTCAACGTGTTCAGTTCTTTGTATGAACCAAGTGATTCTAAGATGAATGCTTCATTGGTATTACGATAGAACTTAATTGGACCAGCATCATCAGACACCTTGATATAGTACACACCTGATAGGAATGACTGTGGGTGTTGATGTGGTAAGTTAACTGATTGTGGTCCAGAGATATTATACCAGGCTTGCTGAATGAATGGATCAGCATTAACATATGAATGCTCTGTCGCGACAATCCTTGCTATTTCAAGGATCTTATCTGCAACATATGGTATATTGTCCAGGGCTTTAGAATGCCAACCATTACGATTAGAGCGTTGAATACCTTGTGGATCATTACGCCTTAGATTATACACATAGTTGGCGTAGTTATCATTTACTGGGACATGATCTTCCCAGATGATAGTAGGGAATAGTAAGTGTGATTTCATACAAAGTTAGTCAGTGATTTGTATACTGCTTCGATATGCATATTACCCTTAATATACCCTGCTACGATGATGCCTATTGCAAAGAAGAAACAAGCAGCAAGTGACAATACTAGTGGTACAGTAGGATTACTTACCTGTGTACTGGTAGCATTTGTATTGTGGGTTGTATCTATCGACGTATTTTTGGGCGTGGTCTGTGGCGCAGAACCAACATCGTTTGTTTTCTGTGAGGTCATGAAGAAAGATTGGGAACGTCTCAATATATGGGAAGAACTCAATCTTGCGTGAATTCATAACCTTCAAGGGAACTGGTTTCTTCGATCGACGCTTCGATGTAGTCGTCGTAGATGTCGTCGAATTCTTTACCTTCGCTTTCGCTGTTGAGGTATTCTTCGATTGCTTCTTCTTTGACGGTGTACCAGTCGTAGTCAGACATTGTTGGTTCTTCTTCAGATTTGCTTGCGTCTTTGACTTTAGTGAGGATGATTTGGTTGCCTTTGATACTCCACGCGAGCTCATCTCCTTCTTCCCAGTCGAGGTTTTGGAGGATGTAGTGCGGGATTTCGATGAAGACATCTTGCGTGTTGTCATACTGTTGGACGGTTGTTGTGAAAGAGTTCATCTTCAATAGCAGTCAGACGAGCATTGATATCATTTAGTATATCAGATAATTCCTTGATATTCACCTTGCGTGTGATGTAATATCCGTCATCCCTAACAAGTTTACTTGACGTGTCCATTCTCTTTCAACCATTTGTATGTGAGTGGGGTCGGTTCATAATCTGTCCACATTGTGCCATTGGCGCAACTATTCAGTGCTTTCATTGTCATGCCCTCAGTTCTACCAGCCCATCCTGCTTCTGCTTCCCATGGTACAGCGTGCTCAGGATATGTACGCTCTGCTAATACTCTCCAGATCATAGGAACATCTTCCTCTGGCATGATAATAGCAATCAATGAGTTGTTGATACTACCTGCCATACAATCCTGTGCAGCGTGCCAACCCTCATGCCTCATCACTTGCATCAGTGTACCAGGCTTGTCCATATATCTCCTGTTCAAATAGAAGTTATTGGACACAGTATGATACACACCACGATGCATTGGTGGGAAATACTTCTCATCAGCAAGATATACATTGCTGCCCACACGCTTGAGAGCAGAGATCATTTGATTGAACTCTTCTGCTACAAATGTGTAACGCTCTGGCTCAGTATATTCTGAGGAGATGTCAAGCAGACTGTGAACTTGATCCACACCATCAGTACACTCACGCAACAACATACAACCCATAGCATCCATGGTGTTGTATCCCTTGGTAATTCTATCCAATCTAGATGGCTTAGCATCTGCTACTGTGCTCAAGCTCAATGCTGCCAATGCAGCAATAATTAGTTTCTTCATTGTTGATCCTTAATACCTTGTGCTTTGATTGCATCGAGGAGAGCATCAGCAGAGACATTATCGCCTTTGTTACATGCTTCCATGTAACGAACGATAAGATCTCTCAGTTGATCACTCACCACATAGTCGTTCGTAGTGTTCTTTGAGTTCATGTTCGTTGTAGAATAGCGTGGGCTCATTCTCTAGTTGGTCAGGGTCCATCCACTCATAAAACTCATCAGCAAGACACAATGCGCTGTCTACATCATCATTTGCCATGTGGACACGAAACTGAGCGACAACAGCATCATAGATGTCATCACGCTGTTGAGAAATGCGGAGGGCGTCAACGTTGTTCATAGTTTGTTTGCGAACAGGATGTTTGCGAGGTGATCGTACTGAATGAATTCTACATCATCAGGGAGCAGAGAGACTGCTGCTGCCGCGAAGTCGTTAGGAAACTTCTTGAACATGCGCCAATACTTCTCAACACCCTCATCATCTAGATCTTCATGCGGAAGAACACGGATCTCCCATTTACCACGAGTGTATCTATTAGGATATGGGTTGATGTACTCGCGGATGTGCTCTTGTAGCATGTTCATTTGACAAATACCTCACTGAATTGTTCATCATGGAGAGCTTTCGCTTGCATAACTTTGTCACACATGTGTGCAACAAACTCTACGTCTTCATCACATGGATCGAAGTCGTATGCTTGATCCCAATCAATAGTACCATCAAGTTTGACAGGAGCACCAAAAGGGATATTCTCATCATCGATGGCATATGCATTACCACCAGCAACAAGATAGAAGAGTGGAACGTACATTGTGGGAAGAAAGCGTGGATTGATAGTGTACTATGTAGTGGGCAGTATGTCAAGCCATGTAGAGGTAACCGCCTGCCCAATCAGCATTCTCCAGCAACCACTCACGATCTTTGATCAGCAGCAGGTTGAAGCGAACATGCTTAGCAGGTGCTTTGAATGATGCTGCTTTGTATACATCACCAGTCTTCTTGTCTACGAAAGCATGAACACTACGAGAGGGAGGACGATTGGTGTTAGGAACCTCCATGATGATTTTGTGGTATTTGCGACCTTCTTCGATCACAAACTTGTACACAGGTGCCTCATACTTACCACCAATCGTGCCTTTGTTGCGGGACTTGAAGTTGTCTTCGAGAGCGTCACACAGCATGAGAGTATACTTGCGAACGTTGAGTTGGATCTCATTACGAGCATCCTGGGTGGCAACGTAGTCAGCGAAGGATTGAGTGGTCATGGTCTCTTGCGTTGATGAACTTAGTATAGGGCTTAGGAGAGCAGTTCCATGACCTCGTGTGACAGTTCTTCCATTGGCATGTCCTTCTCCATCTCGATCACATCGTATTCTTCTTCGATCTGTTCCAGGAGCCAGCGGTCGAGCATTACTTCAGAAA